CTTGTTTAAATCCGAATTTGTATCCTTGCTGTCTTTATCTGATTGCGTTTCAATACATCTCTTTATCGCTTCTAAATGACACCATCTCATGAAATTTGTAGTTATTTTAATCATCTTTCCCTTTAGAAATAATTTATTTTTATCATCATAGTCTTTTCTTAATTCCAATTCATTTATTTCATCATAATCGTCATAATAATCATAGTAATCATCATATCCTTTCTCCTGATAATAATTTATACACTCTTGTATCCTATCTTTGGTATTTAGTTCTGGTATACTATAATAATAATCAATCATACTATATAATTACTATTATATTATTAAACTAAAATATATTTTTCACTTAAACTATCTATGAAATCAAAAATATCATTGATAATCTTAAATCTCGTGTGATGATAATCCCTTATCATTTCCAATGATTCACTTTTAGTTACCCATTTAATATCTTTTAACTCTGTTACTTGATCCTTATTTGATTCGTCGATAAATACTTCTTTTTCTAAATTCGTAAGACAACCAACATAGTAAAGATATTTATATCTAACTCGATTTTCTCCTAAAAATTCTTCAGTGAATGGTTCTAAATTCATTATTAGCTTATAATCATCTTCATTATAGTTTGTTTCTTCGTGAAATTCTCTCTTTGCACATTCTAAATCACTCTCGCCTTTATTTCTTCTTCCCTTTGGAAATTCCCACTCTGTCATCGCGTAATTTTTCTTTGAATTATCAACAAAATACTGTAAATTTATAAAAATATCTCTCTTTTTAAAATGAAATCCATTGCTTAATCTCATAAATTTATCATGTCCCTTATAATAATCACCATTCTTTTGTATTGTATCAATATCTATCATCCATAATGTTGTCCATAATTCATCAAAAGTATTATTAATAATACTTCTCTTTTCATCTAATGTAAATTTATCAATCAATATCTGTATATAATCAATGTTAAATACATCATATTTACCTCTTATAAATTCAATAAAACATAATGAATCCTTTCTCTGAATCATCAAAACCATTGGTTCATCTTTGTCTTTTCTAAATAGTAAATTCCCACAACTTAATACTGGATTCCTACAATCTCTCTGAATATGTCCCTTTAAACCACAATTATTACAATAAATATCTGATTTGTTCTCCATCACGAGTTCCTTAAATAAATATACTAGTTTTCTTTTTAAATTAAAAATATATTTATAATATTATAATGAAAAACTCAATTAAACCAAATATCTGGGGACCTCATGGTTGGAAGTTTTTACACTATGTTTCTTTAGGTTATCCTGATAATCCTACCGAAGAAGATAAAAGAAACTATAAAGATTATTTTACATCATTGAGATATGTTTTACCATGTGAAAAATGTGCTCTGAATTATAAACACAATTTAGCAAAATTTCCTATTGATAATCACTTACATAATAGAGACACACTCGTTAAATGGGCTATCGATGTTCATAATGAAGTGAATGAAGAATTAGATAAACCTACATTGCAATACGACGAAGCTATCGAACTGTATTCTAAAGAAGAACCCAAAGTATTAGATTACTGTTTTAAATTTTTAGTATTAATCGCTATATTGGTATTCTTGTTTTTAATATTAAAAAATATATCTTTTAAAATTTAAATATTTATTATTTATAAATAATGTCTTTTGAAGTTGGTGATGAGTTTAGAGTGTATCAATTACCCGATAAAAAACCTTGCTCTATGTTGAGACCTGGTTCTATGATCGAAATCCGCAGTGTTGTTCCAGCCAAATATAAAATAGTTGTTGATGGAGAATATGATTGTCCTTTACTGAGTGAAGATGTTGTTCAGAGCATGATTAGCCGAGGTGGTGGGAAAAAACGCAGGTCTAAGAAGAAGTCTAAACGATCTAAGAAGTCTAAGAAGAAGTCTAAACGATATAAGAAGACTAAGAAGAAGTCTAAGAAGAAGTCTAAACGATATAAGAAGACTAAGAAGAAGTCTAAGAAGAAGTCTAAGAAGAGATAAATTTATTTCTTATCATACCATACAGAAGCACTAGTGTCTTCAAATAATGGGTTTTTACCTTGAACTATTCTTCCATCTTTAGTATGTATTTTAACTATATCTAAATATTCTTTAACTTTGTTTTTTCTAAGGACTCTTTGTAACATAAAGTGACCAGTTGTTTGAAACACAAATCTACCTTTCCATGTTTTATAAATCTTTTGTTTGCGTTTCGCATAATAACTTTCTTCGCAATGTTTTAATATATCACCATAAAGCGGATTATCTTTTTGTGTTCCTAGGAGAGCATTATACGGCAAGTGACTATCACTCCATCTCACAAAAAAATATGGTAACTTAAATAGATGCTTAATACTTTTATTCATTATACAAATATCTAAATCAACATAAATACCCCCAAATCGGTACAAGATAAGATATCTTGCAAAATCTATCCGCATGATATCTTGATCAAAATCATAATAAACGCGTTTGTATTTTTGATTTCGTGGTTCATTTAGCAAATCTTCCACCATTTTACGATCCCATAATTTATACTGAATACCTTGTTTTTTACATTTTTCTTCATTATTCTTGTGACACTTATAGAAACGCGGTATTTCATGAATCTCACCCTTCCCAATGTTAAAAAAAATCTGATGGAGCACCATCTTTTGATCTTTATATTTCTGATTTTTTTTAGATTTGTTGGATTTATTGGGTCTAATGGATCTTCTATTCTTTCTAGGTGTTTCTGATCTTCTATTCTTTCTAGGTGTGTATGGCTTTCTGTTTTTTCTTCGTTTTGTTCTAAGTGGCATATATACTAAGTGTTTAGATTTTTTTTGAGAATTACCAAGGTTTAAAGCAGTCACGGATCAAGTCGTTGAGGGCGCCATATTTAACCATATCGGTTTTACCTTCATGGATAAGAATGTAGTGCCTTGCACCTTGTGCATATGGGTCTTTTTTTATTTCTCCCAGTAGGCATTGATATTTTCGTTCCAACAACTTACTCCATTCTCCACCCTCTCTTTCCTCTTTTTTCGGGTAACAGAATAAAAGGTAACATCCATCCGGAACGTATCCGTCTGCTTTGAGTTTTTTCAAAGTTTTGTCGTTTTCTTTAGGTGCGACAAATTTCGCTTTCCGCTTATTCAAAGTACTATGACCAGAATCCGGGTCAATGTAGTATGCGGTTTCCATCATCGGTCTATTACATATAATACCATTGAATGAAGCTTCTACCTTTTCAGGTGTATCGTGTTCAGTGCCCTTCTGAGTATGTGTGTCTAGCGCCTCCTCCAGATCCGAAAATGCCTTCTCCGCTTCTGTCCATTCCTCGTCAACCTTATCTATGGCCGACATGCGAGGGACCCCAAGTTCATGGAGTCTCTCTTGGGCTTGAGCCAGAGCAGCAGCGTTTGCGAGATGGTCCATATCTGCCCTTGCGTCTCCTTCCAAAAACCTTTCTTTCCTCTCTGCGCTGTTGTCTGTGTTTGTCAGTGGTTCGTGCTTTGCGTTTTCACTAAGCGTTGTTTCTTAATTCATCAAATCACAAAGATAAATCAAATTTATGAATATGCGAAAAAAAATATTATTGTAAGTATAAATAGGTAAAATGAAATTTGAGGATGTGTTGTTGGTTTTAGTCGTTCTATTTTTATTATATTTCTTCATGAGTAACTGTGGATGTAGAGTAGAAGGTTTTGATAAACAATATAATTTTGTTTATCCAAAATGTTCATATGCGTCAAGAGATCATCCGAGTATGGAATGTCTCTCCGGAAAGAACCGTGCTATTTATTATACAACTAATCCAGAAGCCTTTTCCGCCTTTAATGGTACTACTAAGGTGTCGCCTCTAACAGTGCATACAGATTATAAAATTCCCACGCCTTCTCCAGGTAATGAAGATATTTGTTTAGATATTCTGACGACCGATGCCGTTCGATCATCTGATGACTTTCATTCTAAGTACGGTTTTAAGAAGGGAGCATGCGACCCGCGAAATGGAGTGGATGCGACGACTCGTGAAATAGATGACAAATCACAAACATATGGTAATGTATTACATACAGGTTACGTGGATGTTTCCGCGTTCACTCTAGGAAGATCTATACCCTACACAGTAAATAAAAAAACTCAAGGTGGAACTTCAGGTGCTTGTAATAAATTGAAGATTCATTCTTGTGAAGCAATTTTCCCTGAAGATTTTAATTATTCGACCAGTCTTAATAAAACTGGAAACACGGTGGAGGAAAACAAAAAATTATGCAATAATTCTATAAACAATAGAGGATACAACTGTTTTGTTCCAGAAGGACCGGATTATCCTAAAGATACGCCCATATGTATCGCACAAGATGAAAAATGTAATTTTACACCTGCAGAATGTAGAGAAACTTTATGTGATGGACACGGCACTTGTGAAGAAGTAAATAAAGATGGTGATATATTTTATAGGTGTAATTGTGATACTGATTGGTCTGGAGAGAATTGTGGGACACGTACATGTGCTATCGAGGGGGGTATGTGTGACGTGCTACGTAGTGGCGACTGCTGTCATGGCTTAAAATGTAAGTCAGCTGGCGGTGGCGCGGGCGGCATGTCATTCGGAAATTGTGTAAAAAAATAATTCATTCGTTTCATAATTCATTAAATTTTTTTCTTGTTTAAGATTATAAAACAAATGCCAAGACCAAAAACTCTTATTGTAGAAAAAATATATTCTGATGATGAAATTAAATCTAAAGAAGGACAATGGTTTGATGAATCTCATATCAAATATCCTATTGTAAACTCTAATACTGATGTTTATCGCTTAGATGATGAAGGTAATAAGCATTTATTATTGAAATTCAGGAAAAATGTTATACCCGATAGTTTAATAAAGACAGGTTGGGATTCATATAAAGATTTAGCAAAAGCAAGTCGTGGAAGAGGTGCTTCAGCAGGTCCTATTGATGCGAATAGTCAGTATTGGGGAAAACGCAAACTTGTTGATATTAAGAAATGGTCAACTGGTTATCTGAATCCAAAAGGTTTAGAATTACATGATTCATTGTCTCCTTTAGATGAAATGGAATTATGCGTCAAATGTGATGAATTAAGTATTAAACGTAAGGATGGATTATCTAAAGATGAGTTAATACATCTAATCATTAAAAAACAAGGAGGTATCTCAAAAATGAAAGTTAATAACCAAGTCGCCAGTAATCCAATCGGATTTTATGAATCGGGGAAGAATTTTGCCGATTTGCCATGTCGTTTAACTCATTTCACTAGAACAAATTTTGAAAAATATAACGATGGATTACCTTTTATTCAGCATATCGACAAATTATTTCAAAAACTTATCCCAGAAGCTCATAATAAACAGTTATTGAGGGCAGATACTAAACCACTATTGAAAATTCCTAAGACAGCTTTTAGTACAGTGACAATTAATCGCAACTTTAGAACCGCAATGCATAGAGATGCTGGTGATTTTAGAGATGGGTTTGGTAATCTCACTGTGATTGAAAGAGGTAAGTATCACGGTGGATATACAATCTTTCCACAATATGGTGTGGCGATTGATTTAAGAAATAATGATTTTGTAGCGATGGATGTTCACCAATGGCATTGTAATACTCCCATGTATGAAACAGAAGAAGATAAAGAATTTAATAATACGTTAGATTACGCATTCAAAGACAATCCTGAAGTCGGGACAGCTGGTATCTATGAAAAATACACCAGAATATCTTTTGTCTGCTATTTAAGAGAAAAGATAGCGAATTGCCCCGATGTAATAGATCCTAGATTTTTAACGAAATCTGGCCACGGTAAAATAATTAAAGAACCTACTGAATCTGCTGAACCCACTGAACCTGCTGAAAATTCTGAAACCACTGATTAAATTTAATAATACCAGTGTAAACTATATTTTACTCTATTGTCAAAATTAAACATTTGATGATAACCCTCTGAATCTTTAATTCTTGTGAGTGTAAGAGGTTCTATACATTTACTACTATATAATGACCCCTGATATTTTTCTGTATATCTTGCTTCATGAAGCGAACCATTTAATATTATAAATTCACAATCTTTACCTTCATGATTATGAATTATTGTACTACATTTTGGTTCCCATTTTATTATTGACATATTCGATAAGCTTAGTGTATATTTTGTGTATGGACCAACTATAACTCTTTGTATCGGATTCAGGCACTTTATAAAATTCATATTAAAGTTAAATTATAATTAATTATTATATAATATGGATCAAATTTTAAATCCTTTTGATAAAATTAATCCATTATCAAATTATGAAAAGATGAAAAATATAATAATAAATATTAAAGACAAACAATTATTACTTGAAATCTCTAAAATGTTAGATGAACGATTAAAAGAATTTAAATAATTTATATTTTTTTCTATTTATTATATAATGAAATTAAGAGTTGAGGAAATTTTGATAATTATTTTAGGTTTGATTATTTTGTATAACTTTGGTTGGAAGCCAGCTACAGAAGGGCTTCCACCAAGAGTGCCGGGTCATGGCGGTGGGGGATACTTTCCAGGCTGTCGGGAATATGTCTCTAGTTGTCTTAATTTAGACAACGAAACGACGTGTGAAAATAAATTTACTGATTTCAACGGACCAAAAAAATGTTCATGGTCTTCATTGTCGGGTTTTTTCGGAGTTGGCTGCACACCCGACACTGGCACGTGTGGACTAGGCTGCCAATGTGATGTATCACCATGTAATCGACACACACATTGTGTTGATATAACTGAACTTAATCTTAATCCAACATTAGCCGAAAGCGGAAAGGACATAATTACATACAGTAAGAATAACTCAGGCTGGACGCGAAACGATAGCACCCCCATCACTCCCGGACAGCTTCAAATATTAGGACTTCTAGATGGTTGGCCATGGCGCGTTTTACGTATCTCTGTTATTAATAATAACTCCACCCTTTATAAGTATAAAATAGAGATAATAACCAGTAATATTGAAGACCCTGAGTTTAAAAAACCGATAAGGTTTTATGATGCGAGTAAGGATTATTATCAAGCAACACAAGACCAGTACGAAGATCCTCCTTGGCCAAGACCCCGTGGACAACCGTTCCAAGTATTTGTCAGAACATCTGTAGCTTATGATAGTGATAATCCTATGATTACATATATAGCGAAGGGGTAGCCGCTTGATACCCTACACAGTTAACTGATTAAATAATATGTTAAGTTTATTTAAAGTTATATTTATCATTTACTCATTATAATGATGAGTGATAAGACAAGTATTGTTACAATTTTACATGGAGAAGAAGAATTTATACCCTTAATTAGAGAAAACTATAATAATTTTTTAGATAAAGATTCATTAGAATTAGTAATTGTTGATGATGGTGATAAAAATTTAATCAGTCATTTTAGTGATTTAGAAAATGTATTATACTTACATTTGAATTCTGAAGAAAAAGAAAAGTTTACCGATCAGATACATGAAGAATATAACCAACCTAATAAATCATACTTATATTACGAAAAGTTAAGATGTAGATTACCCAATGGATTTTTGAGAGATTATGGTTGTGGGATGAGTAGTCATGATAATATTTTTCATATGAATATGGATTGTATCTATCATCCTAAAAGTATTCAGAGAAAGTTAGCATTCTTGAAGCGAGTAGGCGCTGAATGCGTTTATTGTGATACAACTTTAGCATATGATATATACGGCAAAGAATTATATAAAACAGAATCACCTGTTAAGATTCATGAATCTACTCTGTTTCATACGAGAGAATTTTGGAAGCGTAGAGGATTTCAATGGCATGATACAATAAATGAAGGTAAATATTTTCACTACAATAATGGTCAAGATAGAAAGATGGATAACTATTATGATACAATTCAAGTATTAAGCGTTCATAATATTAATATTTACAAGCCAGTGAAAGTTACTTTAGAGGGTGTAGATATTAAGATTCCAGAAATAATGAATGAAATCAATATACCTGGACATCCTTTTAAAAAGTTAATTACTGATATCTTTAACGATGAAACAACTATTTTGGGTTTAGAAAGCGAGTTCTTAGATAATGTAGAATTAGATGATAAATGGGTTACGCATAACATTAAAGATAAATGGAAGCAAACAAAGCTAAGTAAAATGGTGAAGCAGATTGGTGAAAGTTTTAATGTGTTTTTATATTCAGCAAAACATCCAGCATGGGATTTATTTAAAAATGTGCCATTCGATATAATAATCCTTGAAACACCGAAGAATTATGAACAAATGTGTAGTATTATTCAATCCAATAAAACCCATGAATATATTCATGTTCAAGGATTGTTCATTAGAAGAGAATTCCTTGAAAAATAAAATAAATAAAATAAATATAATTTTATATCATATGGATCCAAATTTAACCACGATTCTTAGTATAGTATGGATATCTTTACCTATAATAACAATTTATTATAGAAATTTTTTATATAATAAGTATCCAATATTATTTTATATATTAGTATTATTTTCATTATTTTCTATAATATTGTTTACATATCTGGGTTATATATTTTATCCAGAGAGAAGGGCAGGAATACTAAAAAGAAAGAGAAATAACAATGAATAAGAAAAATGATATATGTCAAAATTGAATAAAAAACATATACATTATTGATAATATATGATATGAAAATTATAATTCAAAAAATCATGAATATATTCATGTTCAGGGATTGTTCATTAGAAGAGAATTCCTTGAAAAATAAAATAGTTTGTATAGTATAAAATATGGATATTGTTGGTAGAGGAATTGATACTGGTAAAGGTTATTTGAAACAAGGTCGTGGTTTCTTGAACAGAAAGATGCACAATACGATGATTCAGCACTCCGTGTTTGCTGCTATTGTATTCCTTATTATTGCTCATCCGAAAACTTTTCAGCTAGTTGGTAGCGTTGTCGGAACTCAAAGTAAAAACGTATTACTACTCATTCACGCTGTAGTTACTGGTTTAATCATGTATTTCGGTAGTATTTATCTTTTTGAACCTGTTCAGAGAGTTCTACTTGGGGCATAAAACTTAACACTATAATTTACTATTTAGCTTTTCTTTTTTAGTATCATTCACTATATTATTTTTCATTAATTCAAAGAAAAATAACTTCATATATCTTTTTGCTTCATTAAAAACCGTTTTGTCTTCAATACAATCTTTTAATGAATTAAAGAAAGTATTATGTTTTTTAAGTCTCATAAGTATTTCATCATTGTTCATTTTAGATATAATTAAGATTGTAGTTTTTAAATCAAAAATTTGATTTTTGTTTTTGATGAATTATTATTTAAAACAAAACTGAACATGGCCGACGGAAAATCAACTGTGAAACAAGATATTGAGCAAACGCGCGTGAATCATCCAGATACAATCGCTTCTTTCGGAGAATTTTCGGATAATTCATCGTGTTGGGGTAAATGTGGAACAGGATCTTTCTTTTTAGAACCACATAAAACTAGATGTGTAGATGATGGTAAATTCAATCCAGATAGAGTTGAAAGAGCATTTTGTAAAAATAAGAGAGTAACTGATATTGAAACGCATTATAATAATGGAGGGGTGATAGGTAAGTATAATTTTGGTTTAACAGACAGTACTATATTACTTGCTAATAGCGGTGAATTAATTACTCGAGTAGGAAAAGATGATTATAAAAAGACAGTATTTGATTCAACCGAATGTATAAGAAATAATAACTATGTCCCGAATGAAAGATCTTTAACACCCGAT